AAAGATCCTAAACCAGGAGTAGTAAATAACATACCCCTATATGCTTGACGATTTTCTTCTGTATTTTCTACTCCAATGTCTGCTAATCTTTTACCACAGGTTGGTGTAGATTCATCAACAGCAAGAATTCCTTTACCTTCAGCAGCTAAACATTTAGCATTCTCTCGCAACTCTGCTGCATATTCTTTTATTTTACAAGACATAATACCTCACTTATCGAATTTAAAGTCACTAAAAGATTTCTTTGTATTTTCTTTATAAGTATACTCTTCTTCTTGTCCACTGTCAATAATATCCTCTTGTGCTTTCTGTTCACAGTCATATAATCTCATCTTTGCTCTATCAATACCAACAACAAATCTTTTATTCATTGTAGGATCATTGTATCTATTCTTTAACTGCTTAACTAATATCTGATTTAAACCTTCCAACTCTTCTGTAGAAATAAGGGCAAACATAAGGTCAGCAGTAGCAGGGAGTCCAAAAGACTCAGAGGTGTCAGTAAGGTCCACATCACTACTAGCAAACCCGCTACGAGTAGTTTGAGTGGCAGATACAATCGGAAGGTTCGCCTCAACTGCGAGACCCCGTAATTCTTCTGCGATTGCTTTGATATATGAGTATGAATTGACATTAGCATTTCCTCTATACCTACTAGAGGCACAAATATTTAAGTAATCTATGAATATTATATCGGGTCTAAAAGACTTTTTCAAGGCCAACTCTTGAAGTAATGCTTTGAAATGTCCACTATGTGCTGATGCAGTTGGATACTCTTTAACAATTAATGTACCCTGTGTTTTCTTTGCAAGGTTAGTTACCTTATCTTCAAACATCTGCTTTGGCAAATCTGTTATATCTTGTATTGGGATATTAAGTAGATTAGCATCGATCCTCTCCGCAATCTTTTCCTCTGCCATTTCGAGAGTGATGTAGAGGACGTTCTTTCCCTGGAGCAAAGTTGAGCTTGCCACATGACACATGAATAGAGATTTTCCAACACCTGTGCCAGCAAGAGCAATGTTGAGAGTCTTATTCGGTAGACCTCCTTTCGTAATTTTGTCAAAGTACTCAAGGTCGAACGAGATCTTGTCCTCCTTCCTGTGGTACGATTCATATCTTTCTTCATAATCAATTAAATAGTCGTGTCCAATATGAGTGTCAAATGATACAGATAAAGCATCTGATAATATTGTAGGAATGGCATCTCTGTTTTGTGTTTCATCTTTACCATCTGCAAGTGAAATTGATTCTAATAATGCTAAGTAAATAGCACGATCTCTACACCACTTCTCTGTGGTATTTACTAACCATTCAAAGTCTGCTGGATCATCTGAAAGACTACTAATCAAATCAGTAACTTCTTTAAATGAACTATCATTGATATCACTACGCTTTTCTACTTCAATGCATAGGATTTCCTTTGTTGCTGGTTGATTATATTGACCAACAAACTTTGCTATCTCTTCAAAAATAATTTTCTGTTTAATATCCTCAAAGTATTCTCCCTTGATAAAAGGAATTACTTTACGAACATATTCTTCATTATATAAAAGGTTTCTAAGAATAAGAAACTCAACGCTCTCCATTATTCAACTCTATGATGTGGATTAGTGGGTGAATGAGAAACATCAAATACAAATGTGATTCTAGTCTCATCTGCAACATTGACTGCACCGTGAGGTTGTTTATTATTAAACCAAAAAAGAGTTCCTGGTTTAACTATAATACTATCACGTCCTGTAAAATATTGATACTCACCAACAATTGATAAATGATATCTATCCTTTGTTTTGTAGTAAGTACCTTCATCAATATGAGCACCTACATATTCGTCAACTGGTAGAGCAAGAAATCCACAACGATAGATTTCCTTATCACCAAAATCTTCTTTTATAAGTTTAAAGATTTCTGTATGACGTTTATATGCAGGAGTATTAACACTAAGTTCTGAGTCTCCTACAAAGTCTGTCTTCTTCTTTACTGCACCTATAGTGAGTTGAAGATTACTTATAGGAAGATCATCAAAACCATGCTCATCAACTAAAGACCGAACACCTTCTTCATTCTTCTGATGGTTCCAATCAGCAGGATTTTTTCGAAGTTGTTCGGTTACTTTGCTTACATCAATTCCAGTTTTAATTACCTTTATAAACTTACCCATAACTATACTCTTTCTGTGCTATCTCGTCAAGAGCTTGCATCACTTCTGGA